CTAGCACTAGCTCTAACCCCCTAGGTTGGAAAATACAAAAAAACGGTGAGGTTGAATTTCAGGAAGCAATTATTACTGGGACAATAACCGCTACGACTGGAGTTATAGGCGGTTTTACTGTTGGGTCTACCTCTTTAATTGCGGGAGCTAACGCAACAAGAGTATCGTTAAGCACCGCCACTGGCATTCATTTAGGCCATAACACGTTTGCAAGTGCGCCTTTTAGAGTTGATCGCGCAGGAATAATGAACGCTAAATCATTAACGATTGATGAAGGTGTTAATTCATATATAAGAATTAAAGGCTCAAGTGACAGTGGCGTTACATTAAGCACTGATTCTGACTATAGATTATGGGTGGGAGGCAATACTGGCGCTTCTGCTAAGTTTGCAGTACACAAAGACGGAACGCTAACTGCTAGAGGTATGGAGTTACAAGACGGAACAGGAACGCCCTATTTTAACGCGTCTGGATTCACTGACCTTGCCTTTTCTGAAATAGCCGCTAACACCTCAAGCCGAATTAATAGCTTTGAAAGTAATTTTGTTTACAATCTTCAATCAGTAAAAGTAACAATAATCGGAAGCACTAGTTTAACGCTGAGTTGCAAGGCATCTAACCTATTTTCAGGCTTAGACCTTTCATCGGTTGCAGTATCAGGTGGGGCGGCAACATCTATCGCTAATGCCATTGCTGATATTCCTGATAACTTTACTTTAAAAATCCAAAAATCATTAGACAATAGTTCGTTTGCTGACGTTGCTAGTCAAACTTACACCAAAGTCACAACTGGAAGCTCAACAGGAACAACGTATCGCGTCGACTCTGTGGCTCAAGTTCCGTCAGGTACAACTGCCTACCGTACTACTGCGGAAGTAAACGTATCAAACCATGCAAGCGTTACAGGTTTAGATGCAAGCGGTGACAGGTCTCTGTCAGATACCGCGACTTATGCTGCTGATGTTTATTGGTTTAGGGTTCAAATAAGCACTACTGATTCTAGTTACGATAGTTCGTTAAATAACATTACAACATGGCCTAGAGTGCTAGGTGTTAATGACAATAGTTCAACTGGATTTAATGTAATAAGCATTACCCCTCCAGAAATCACACAGGCCGTAGGTGTCGGAGACATAACCTCAATTACAGCAGGGACTAATTTAAACGGTGGTGGCACTAGCGGAGCAGTAACTCTAAACCTAGATAGCACGATTTCTGGCAACCATACGTTCAGCAATAATTTAGTTATTGGCGGCAACCTTACTGTCCAAGGCACAACCACAACCGTTGATACTGATAATCTAAACGTCAAAGATAAGAATATTACATTAAATTATTCTACTGGTAATTCATCATCTAGTGCTAACGGTGCAGGAATAACCATTCAAGATGCGGTTGATGCTTCAAATAACGCTACTATTTTATGGAACACTTCTGGCGATAAGTTTGATTTTAGCCATAAATTAACTGCACCTAGCCTTGATGTAGGTGGAAACATTGCCGTAACTGGAACCGTAGACGGAGTAGACATAGGAGCAAGGAATGGCGTATTAACTACGACTACCAACACAGCTAACTCAGCTAATACGACAGCTAATGCCGCACTGCCTAAATCGGGTGGCGTAGTCACAGGGTATCTTGATCTAACCAACAGTACCCCATTTATTAGAATGACTGAAACTAATGTCACTAACACCCCAACGTGGTGGGTTGGTGGTGATAGTGGTAACTTCAGTATACGACTCAATAATACTGGGGCTTACCCCTTATCTATTACGACAAACTCCACTAACAATGCTGTGTCTGCAATTTCGTTAGGGTACGACACAACCATATCAGGAACCCTAACAATGGGTTCTAATGCGATTTCTAGTTCAGGCACTATCTCTAGTGGGGCTATTACCTCAACTGGTACATCCACCTTTGGCCGCATTTTAACAGGGCTTGGAACTGTCGCAAGTCCTGCACTTCAAGTTGGAGATAATGATTCTGGGCTTTATGATTCTGGTGCGAACATGATTGGAGTCGCGCTTGGGGGTGTTTTAGAATACGACTTTCAGCCCACGCAACTCGATCTGAAAGCTAACAACCTGATTGGAGTTGGCACTATCTCATCAGGCGTCATTACTTCAACTGGAACATCTTTATTTGATCGTATACAAACAGGACTTGGCTCTGTAGACAGCCCTGCCGTTAAGGTTGGAGACCCCGACTCTGGGCTTTATGATTCTGGTGCGAACATGATTGGAGTCGCGCTTGGGGGTGTTTTAGAATACGACTTTCAGCCCACGCAACTCGATCTGAAAGCCAATAATTTAACTGGAGTTGGCACTATCTCTAGTGGGGCTATTACATCATCAGGAACAGTAACCGCACCCATAATAAATTACACTAGCTCGCTTCAGTATAACGGCACAACATTGTTGGACAACAACCGTAACCTGACAAACATCGCTACAATCTCTAGTGGCGCAATTACAGTTAAGAACGGCTCAACGGCTAATATTTCTATAAGTCCTACATCATCAGGCGGTGTCCTAAATGTAAGAAATTCAAGCGGCACTTCAGTTGTCGTTATGGATGGAAGGGGAACGCCCTTCATTGATGTTACTGGAGTTCTAAAAGTTGGCGGCACTACAGTTATAGATGCTAGTAGGGTAGTCACAGCCAGTAGATTTGTACAGTCTAGTAGTTCGGGCAATAGTTTCTATGGAGCAGAATTTACTCGCAGTGGTTCAGGAACAACAACGCCAGATATTTGGGGAGTTAATAACACACTTGTTCTTGGAACTTCCTCTTCTGTCGAGGCGGTTGGTTTTAGTGGTGCAAATGCACAGTTTTATGGAACTATTACTAGTGGGGCTATAACTAGTAGTGGCGCAGTTCGTGGAGCTTCCTATATGGTTGGCGGCACTACAATAATTGACGCTAGTAGAAACATAGCCAACGTAGGCACTATCTCTAGTGGAGTTATTACTGCAACCGCTGATGCTGACGCTTTAAAGATTTACACCGCAAACAATGGTGCAGGAGCAGACATAGAATTTAGTGATCAGGGAAGTCGCGCACAAAAAGGGCGTATTACGTTTTTTCATAGTGATGGTCAATCTTATGGTTCTGGCAGTTCTTTCGTGCTGTCAACAACTGAGGCAACGCATACCGTCTTAGCTGATGGGAAGCTAATGTTTAAAGAAGGGCTATATATTAAACCTTCTAGCGGCACTGGTGCAGGAACTTTGTTAATAAGCTCGTCAGGCAATCTATCCAACATTGGCACTATTTCTAGCGGCGCTATTACATCTAGTGGTAACGTAACGGCATTCTCTGATGAACGCCTAAAAGCAAACGTAAAAACGCTAGACGGCAAGAAAGTATTATTAATGCGTGGTGTGTCATTTATTAAAGATGGTGAAGATGGTTCTGGCGTTATTGCTCAAGAGTTGGAAAAGGTTGCACCTGAACTAGTACACGATGGAGAAAAATATAAATCTGTAGCTTACGGAAACATTACAGGCTATCTTATAGAGTTAGCAAAAGAGCAGCAAAAAGAAATAGATGAACTTAAATTATTAGTTAAACAATTGCTGGAGAAATAGAATGGCGATTACAAAAACACAAGTATTGCAACGAGCAGAAACATACCCGACGATGACACCATCGGCTGACCCTGCAACAAACGAAGGAAACCCAACTATCATGGTCGTTATGGAGATTACTTTTGACGATACAGAAGACGCTGAACTTCCTGCAGTTTCTAATCATGTTTTGCACCTGAGTAGGTATGACGGTCAAGGAAGCCCAACTGACGTCACTGGACTAGTTCAAATAGTTCAAGATATTTGCGCGGCAATCTGGAAGTAAAATGGCAACAATTAATGTTACGGTTTACCAAGAATCTAACGCTGTCCTAGTAGTTGGGGGGGGTACTTCTGGTAGCCGTATAAATATTGAAGCAGGGGATACTCTAAGTATTGTCCATAATGCTTTTTTAAGCGGAGGCGGCAATATAACCGTTTCCGGCTTTAGCACTAATCAGTTTACGTCTGCCTCAAATTTAGTCCTTGCGGAAGGTGCAACCGGTACTAGAGTAATTAAATCTAGTCCTACTTTAGCTAATGTTAATATTACTTGTGCAGAATCAGGTTCTTCTAACGGCACAATATTTTTAGCGGTTACTGGCGCTGACAATACACCTAACGCATTTAGTCTTGGTGTTAACCGTATTGCAAACCCTTCTGAGCAGACGTATTTTGATGCTGTTACAATCACAGGAATCGACGTTGCAGTTACGGCAAGCGCCTCAAACGGTCAGGTCGCCCTGCAGTCAGGTACTTCCGCAGAAAGAACCTTTGGCTCGTCTAAAACGATAACTAACAACGATATTGTTTTAACTAGAGCGACAGCCCCTAGCGGATATTCCCAATCAAAGACAATTACATTATCAGTCGGCAATACGTCTGATGCCGCTACGCTGTCAACACCAAACAACCCGGCTACTGGAACTCAAATTAACCTTGGGATTTCATCAGGCACAATTAGCATGGATAATATGCTTGATTTGTTTATGGGTCAGTCTCAAAGTTTCTGGAATTACACGCGCGTAAGTGATATGGGAAGCCTGTATAAAGGGGGTTCTTACGTTCCTAACATTTCAGCAAATTCGTCAATCCCTACATCTGGAGCAATAGACTTTTCCGATTATTACGGATGCGCGACTACTTTCTACGTGTCTACTTTGCCACCTAACAAGGCTACTTTTAGAGACACTAACGCCAATCAATTAACAGGTCAATTATATTGGGAGTTGGGTGTAGATTGGGACATTGGGTTTGGAGTTGGGCAACGGTACAATACCGAAATTTATTATGTTGTCACACAAAACATAGGGTCTGTCACGGTCAATGGAGGCTCTAATAGCTACAGCATTAACAATAAATCTATCAGCCTGTCTAAAACTGTAAGCGCGAACACTGAATCGTTCAACTCAGGGTTTATAACCATTTATTATAGATCATTAGTAGATAATAATGTGACCGGAACGACTGTAATGAACTACGCGATTAACTTCTTCGGGCCATAGAATTTTACAATCTTAAGTTTTATCTGTAGAATATTTAACTAAATTAACTAACTAACTTTAAAGGCACAAAAATGGGCAAGAAAAAAACAACCCCCATTACGATAAACGATGTAGATTATACTTTTGAAGATTTAACAGCAGAGACACAAGCGTTAGTTAATCACGTTGCCGACCTAGACCGGAAAATTCAGTCAATGCAGTTTAATTTAGACCAGTTAAATGTCGGTCGTGAAGCGTTTATGAATCTGCTAGCAAAAAGTTTAGAAGAATCCGACGTTGAACTCGTGGACTGACATGGCTACTGTAAAGGAAGCACTACTCAAACTAGAAGCGCACGAACGAGAATGCGCTGTCCGTATGGAATCAATAGACTCTAAATTCTTTAGCATCGATAGGCGGCTCAATGAGACTACAATAGCCACAAGACATATGTCTCTAATGTTGTGGGGCGTCTACCCTCTTATCATTGGCCTATTCTTAATAGATAGGCTAGGCGCAGGAGCAATATCTTGATTGAACTTGTAAAACCTGTAGCGGAATTACTTACTCGGTGGATTCCTGACGCTGATACGAAGCAAAAACTGGCTTTTGAGATTGCAACAATGTCAGAAAATCACGCTCAAGAATTAGCGATAGAACAAATAAAACTTAACACTGCAGAGGCAAAAGGTAATTGGTTTCAAAGTTCTTGGAGACCGGCTACGGCTTGGGTATGTGTTATAGGCATGGCTGTTAACTTCCTGATCTCCCCGATTGCCGTTGGATTTGGTGCAACAATGCCGCAAGCAGATATGTCTGTTATGATGCCTGTCTTAATGGGTCTTTTAGGTCTTGGAGGATTGCGGTCTTTTGAACGAACAAAAGGAATAGAAAAATAATGGCAAAGTCGACTGCTAAAAAAATAGAAGCTAAAAAGCCAGTAGTTTATTTTCGACCGAAAGAGCTTACGTGTAAATGCGGTTGTCAAAAAAATGAGTTTAATGCGGATTTTCTTAAGCTGCTTAGAAAGATCAGAATAGAGTGCGATTTTCCTTTTCCGTTAACATCTGCTTATCGTTGCTCTAATCATCCCGAAGAAGCAAGCAAAACAAGCACAGGAGCGCACCCACAAGGAAAGGCAGTAGATGTGTTATGTTCGGGCGAAAGGGCTTTAAAACTACTTGAGGTGGCTTTAAAGCATGGGATACGAAGAGTCGGGGTAAGTCAAAAAGGCAGGTCCCGGTTTATTCACCTTGACGATGGTGAAGATTTGCCGAAACCTGCCCTCTGGAGTTATTAATCTCAAGCATCAATTCCTGAAAGGTCAGAAATCAAGTCATATAAATCAGGATAAATAAATTCATAAATGTGCAGATCTAGGGCTTTGCAGATTAGTTCTATGGTGTGAAGTTTCATATTACTGTTTAACCTCCACCGTAACACTTGCTGTCGTGTTGTTCCTGTAGCTCTGGCTAAATCTGCGCTACTGACTCCCAATCTTGACTGCACTTTTTTTAAGCAGTCGCCTGCATGTATACGTTCCATTATTTTTTCTCCTTTACCCATTTATTCCCAAGTATCAGGAATTGCATTTTTCTCCAAAACCAATTTGGCTCACAACCTTTTAAGGGTGTCCAGACCATCCTGACGCCTTTATCGACTCCGAAGAGGTAGCATGTCCATTCTGACCTTTCAGTCATCTTTATACTGCAATCTCCGTAATGATTTTCCATTAGAACGGTATGTCGCTATCGTCAAAGTCTGACGCTTGAGGTGCGGCTTGAGGTGCGGCTTGGGGTGCGGCTTGGGGTGCGGCTAGTGAGTTTGCCCCTTCACTGCGAGGTAACTGGATATCGTTTACAATACAACACACTTGTTTGTATTTAACACCTTCCTTTTCCCATTCCTCAACATCAATAGACCCGGTAACAGTTAAAAGCACTCCCTTCTTGATAAAGGGTGCTAATTTTTCGGCTCTATCATTAAACATCTTACAAGTAATCCATGAGGTTTTTTTGTTATCTCCCCATCCTGACGTTGATGCAATGTTAAATTTACCGATTGATTTACCGGCAGGAGTGACACGAATCTCCATGTCTGCTCCCACGTTTCCTGCAACTACTAATACATTTACGCTCATACTAATTTCTCCACATTTAATTTAATTTGGTTTACGGCTTTATCTATCTCAAATTCCATCAGCCGCATGTAGTCTTCATCAGGGTAGACGCGAACTAATACCGGGGCTGTCTTAGGGTGATACGCAAATATGTCCCACCACTTCGCGCCAGTCACAAGTAATGAGCCTTGCAACTGCTGATAATACGCTTTCACTAAACTATGGTTGTCAAGTAAATATCCCGTCATAGTGGTAAGCGCAGGACACTTTATCTCAAGGCCAGAAAAATCAATCAACATTTCCTCGCCCTCAAACTCAACGTCCCCAAAGATGATTCCATCAGGAGAGCAGCCATAATTCTCTTCATCGTCCTGCATAAAGCCAAACTCGCCAACCACCTGATCTGTAATTATAGAATATGCTTCCCTTGCAACTGGCTCTAACTCTATCCCCCTTCGCATGTGTTCGTTTTGGAATGAGGGTTCTATTTCGCCAGTGATAATCTCAGAGGTAAGCTTCTGTATATACTTAGCCGCTGAACTAGAAGGTTTACCGGTGTAGGTAATTAAATCCCCGAACCTACTCGCAGAGGGCTTTCCTCTACGAGCTTCAAACCATTCAGGCGTACCCTGTACTATTTGCTCAGTGTTCATATCGCAACTCCTGT